GTCACTTTTGGAGAATTAAAATAACTTTCGTATATTTACTATAAACAAAAATTATGACAAAATCAAAGAAAACACCATTTCCACAAAGTAAAAAATTAAAAAAAGCAGATGGTACTATCGCTTATGTATGGGATAATAAACTCCATAATTGGGAGGGGTATGCTTTAATTCCCGAGGGTATTGAAAAAAAGGGAGAATATCATTTATATGGTATTAAACATACTAAAGAAGAATGGAGTGAAGCAAGACAACAAAGAGAAGGGTTACCTTATTATAAAAATCAATCAATGAAAGCACATCTTTCAGATTATAGAAATTAAGATATGAAAATAGGTTTATGTGGTACAATGAGTGTAGGAAAAACTACACTAGTAAATGCTTTAAAAGAAACAAAGCAATTTAAAGATTATAATTTTGCTACTGAACGTAGCCAACATTTAATGTCATTAGGTATTCCTTTAAATACTGATTCAACATTAAAAGGACAAACAGTATTTTTAGCTGAACGTTGTGGGGAATTAATACAGGACAACATTATTACAGATAGGACAGTATTTGATGTTATGGCATTTACAATGAATGCTAAGTCAATACCCTACCAAGATAAAGAAGCATTTGAAACATATGCTAGTGAATTTATCAGAGAATATGATTACATTTTTTATATATCTCCTCATGGGATAGAAATTGAAGATAATGGTATACGTGAAACAGATGAACATTATAGAGATTTAATTGATTTTACTATCACTACACTTATTAAAAGACATGGTCATAAAGCAGGTAAAATAGAAAAGATATCTGGATCTACAGAGGAACGAATTCAACAAATCTTGAATATTACTAATCTTTAACATATTTATAATAAAACCTTATTATAATGAAAAAATCTGAATTAAAAAATTATATTAGAGAAAATATTATCTCTACATTATCAGAAGATACTGAAGCAGAAATTGCAAAAACTAAAGAATTAACTTCAGCAATTAAAGACCTTGAAGTAGCTAAAAAAGAAGCGGGTATAGAAGAAGCTAATATAGGTTTAGACGATTTACAAGACATAGGATATGACGATGGTGAATATGCCTTTGATAAGCATTTTAATAAATCCCAATTAAATAATAGACTCGATACTAAGTATTATACAAGAGGATTTGTTCAAGCTATAACTGATAGCGCAGAATCACTTCGTTTAAATGAAAATGCAACACCAAGAGGTGAAGATTTTACTTATGACTATGAAGATATAGGTCAATTTTATTTAGAGGGATTTGGAAAAGAACATACTCTAACCCAAGACCAATTAGGAAAGTTAGGTAAAAAAATTACTGATAAATTATATGGTGGTGATATTGGTAAAGCATATGACGCTGTTGTAAACCCCCATAAAAACCCTTACGATATAAAAGAAGAAATTCCTACTGCTGCTATGTCAAAGATAAATAGTACTGTTACAACTATTCCATCTGCTGCTGAACAAATGTTAGATTTCTTTAATCAAATGGCAGAAAAAGAAACACTGGATTTCATGAAAAATCCAAAATTTAAGATGGCAATAAATAACTTAAAGAGTTTAGCAGGAGATAAAGAAGAAACACCTGTAACTGAAGATGAAGATAAAGAACCAACTAAATCTGATATTAAAAAAACTAAGGGTTTAGCTAAAGCCAAAGAAGAATTAGCTTTATTAACTCGTGAAATGAAGTCATTAGCTAAGAAATATTCTAAAGCTGAAGGTGAAGAAAAAGAAAAATTAGTAAAAACCTTAAAGGCAAAAACTAAATTAAAAAAAGAACTAGAAAGTATTCTAGATAAAAAGAAGATATAATGTCATCTAAGGAAAGGTTTTTATACATTGCTATAGTATTTTTTGGTGCCTATTATTTAATTAATATGTATTCTTCTAATGAAGATGAATATATCAATGAATATAATAATAAAATAGAGGCATTAGAAAGTAAAATTAATTCTTTACATAGTATAAATGAGGAACTAACCTTAGAAATTGATACATTAAATAATCAAATAATTAAATTAGATCAGGAAATTAGTAAACAGGATATTAAAATAGTTACATTAAAAAGACAAACAAATGAAAAAGTTAATAATGTTGATTCTTTTGGGGATGATGAGCTTGAACAGTTTTTCGCAGAACGTTATGGACAGTACTTCGATTCAACTAAAAAAGCCGATAGTTCGTCTAGTAATTAAAGATTTAATAACTGGAGATAGTTATAAAAAAGAATTAAATTTAGTGACAACTAAATATTCTTTATTAGAAAATAAAATTATATTAAAAGATAGTGTTATTAATAATCTTAACTTTAAGATTAATAATTTTAATTCTATAATAAATACAAAAAGTTCTCAATTAGAAGTTACCCAAGAACTTAATGATAAATTAAAGCTTGAAATTAAAAAGCAAAAATTTAAAAATAAACTAACAGCAGGGGCTGGAGTAGTAGCTGTATTAGCTGCATTACTTTTAGTAAAATAGCATGTCTGACTTAAAAAAAGTAATACGTCAAGAATATTTAAAATGTGCCCAAGACCCAGTACACTTTATGCGTAAGTACTGTTATATACAGCATCCACAACGTGGACGTATACAGTTTAATCTATACCCATTCCAAGAAAAAGTATTAACGTTATTTCAAGAAAATCCTTATAGTGTAGTACTAAAATCTAGACAGTTAGGTATCTCTACTCTAGGTGCAGGTTATTCATTATGGTTAATGACATTTCATAAGGATAAAAATATTCTTTGTATTGCAACTAAGCAAGAAACAGCTAAAAACATGGTTACAAAGGTAAAATTTATGTACGAAAACTTACCTTCATGGCTTAAAATAGATGCTCCTGAAAATAATAAATTAACTTTACGATTAGCAAATGGGTCTCAAATTAAAGCAACATCCGCTTCAAGTGATGCAGGTAGATCTGAAGCAGTATCCTTACTATTAATTGATGAAGCTGCCTTTATTGATAATATTGGAGAAATTTGGGCATCAGCACAACAAACTCTAGCTACAGGGGGTGGTTGTATAGCATTGTCTACACCTTATGGTACTGGTAATTGGTTTCACCAAACATGGGTTAGAGCAGAAAATAGAGAAAATCAATTTTTACCTATAAAACTCCCTTGGTATGTACATCCAGAAAGAGATCAAAAATGGAGAGATACACAAGATGAATTATTAGGTGATCCTAGGATGGCAGCACAAGAGTGTGATTGTGATTTTAGTACCTCTGGTGATATTGTGTTTTATCCTGAATATATAGACTTTTATGAAAAAACATATGTAAAAGATCCTATGGAAAGAAGAGGAGCAGACCAAAATTTATGGGTTTGGGAATCCCCTGATTATACAAGAGATTATGTCGTAGTAGCTGATGTTGCTCGAGGAGATGGTAAAGATTACTCAGCATGTCATGTAATTGATGTAGCAAATAACACACAAGTTGCAGAATACAAAGGTCAATTAGGTACAAAAGAGTATGGACATTTATTAGTCGGTTTAGCTACTGAATATAATGAAGCAATGCTCGTAATAGAAAATGCCAATATAGGTTGGGCAACTATACAAGTTGCTTTAGATAGACAATACCCTAATCTTTACTATTCACAAAAGAGTGATTCCCCAAATGCTAATTCGTATTTTGATAAATACCAAGACCATTCAAAAATGGTAGCTGGTTTTACAATGTCTTCTAGAACACGCCCTATGGTAATAGGTAAGTTTCAAGAATACATTAGTGATAAAGGGGTAACGATACAATCAAAAAGATTGTTAGAAGAAATGAAAACCTTTATATGGAAAAATAATAGGGCAGAAGCACAAAGTGGGTATAATGATGATTTAGTAATGTCTTTTGGTATAGCTATGTATATTAGAGACACAGCATTAAAATTAAGACAACAAGGATTACAGGCTACTAAAAATGCTTTAGGGGGTATGACTGTAAATAGAACAGAATATCAAGGAGGGTATGGTTTTTCAAAAGGGTCTGATAATCCATATCATCAAGATATGGGGGGTAACAAAGAAGATATTAGATGGCTTCTTTAGGTAATATTTATAATAATAATAACAAATTATGGCTGATAAAAGCGTATTTACAAGATTAAAAAGATTATTTTCAACTGATGTAATTATTAGGAATGTTGGGGGTAACCAAATTAAAGTAATTGATAGTGGTAAAATCCAATCCACAGGTGAATTAGAAACAAATTCATTAATGGACAGATATAATAGAATATTTTCTACTAGTCCATCATCTTTGTATGGAGCCCAATTTAATATCAATTATCAATATTTAAGACCCCAATTATATTCAGAATATGATGTAATGGATAATGATGCTATTATTGCTTCTGCTTTAGATATTTTGGCGGATGAGTCTACTTTAAAAAATGATATGGGTGAAGTGCTTCAAATTAGAAGTGCTAATGAAGATATACAAAAAATATTATATAATTTATTTTATGATGTATTAAATGTAGAGTTTAATTTATGGATGTGGATACGCCAAATGTGTAAATATGGTGATTTTTTCTTAAAATTGGATATAGCAGAAAAATTTGGTGTTTACAATGTAGTACCTTATACCGCTTATCATATTGAAAGACAAGAAGGATTCGACCCAGAAAACCCATCTGCTATTAGATATAGATATGCTATGGATGGAATGGACAACTTAAGTTCAGGTATGTATCCAGTTCCAGGAGCAGGTGGTGGTAATTTAATGAATGAAACTGGTATATTCTTTGACAATTATGAAATGGCTCATTTTAGATTAATATCTGATGTTAATTATTTGCCTTATGGTAGATCATATATAGAACCTGCTCGTAAATTATATAAACAATATGTTTTAATGGAAGATGCAATGTTAATTCATAGAATTTCTCGTGCCCCTGAAAAACGTATTTTTTACATGAATGTTGGTTCTATACCTCCAAACGAGATAGATGCATTTATGCAAAAAACAATTAGCAATTTAAAACGTACACCATTCCAGGATAATAAAACAGGTGAATATAATTTAAAATTCAATCAACAAAACATGTTGGAAGATTTTTACATTCCTGTTCGTGGAAATGATCAAACAACTAAAATTGAAACTGCACCTGGATTACAATACGATGGTATCCAAGATGTAGAATATTTAAGAGGTAAATTATTTGCTGCACTTAAAATACCAAAAGCATTTTTAGGATATGAAGAAGATATTGAGGGTAAATCAACATTAGCAGCACAGGATATTAGATTTGCTCGTACTATTGAAAGATTACAAAGAATAATACTATCAGAGTTAAATAAAATTGCTTTAGTACATTTGTATACCCAAGGTTATACAGACGAAACATTAACTAACTTTACATTACAGATGGCTAGCCCATCAATAGTATTAGAACAAGAAAAAATTGAATTATTAAAATCTAAGACTGAGTTAGCTGGTACCATGTTAGAACAAGGTTTAGTACCCTCAGATTGGATTTATGATAACGTATATCATTTTAGTGAAGATCAATATGATGAATATAGAGACTTATCTAGGGAAGATGCTAAACGTAAATTTAGAATAGCACAAATTGAAGCTGAAGGAAATGATCCTGTAGAAACCGGTAAATCATATGGTACACCCCATGATTTAGCTTCATTATATGGTAAAGGAAGAACAATGTCAGATCCAGGCAATGTACCTGATGGTTATAATGAAGATGACCCTAAATTAGGTCGTCCACAAAATACTATTACTAGTAGAAATAAACAAGATTCTAACTTTGGTAAGGATAGATTAGGAGTTGCTGGTATGAAAAATAAAGATAAAAATGATTCTGATTCTATACGTAATAATTTTAAAGGTGGTAGCCCATTAGCTCTTGAAGGTGCTAAAGTATCATTCTTAAAAAATAAACAAATATTTGAAGCTTTAGATAAAAAGAATTTAGGGGTTAAGTCTGATAAAGACGAGAGTAAACTATTAGATGAAAACCAATTAAAGAAGTAAAAAACTTTACATATTTATAAATAAATATATTTTTTGATGAAAATAAAACACTCAAAGTACAAAAACACAGGAATATTATTTGAACTGTTAGTACGCCAGATTACCGCTGATACACTTAAAGGTGGTAATTCACCCGCTATAGATATCTTAAAAGAATATTTTGTAAATACTTCTTTAGGTAAAGAATATAAATTATATGAATCTGTACTTAAATCTAAAGTAGTAACTGAAGGTAGAGCTACATTAGTAATTGATACTATATTAGAGGCATCTACTAAATTTAATAGAAAATCTCTAAAAAAACAAAAATATAATCTAATTAATGAAATTAAAAAACATTATAATTTAGAATCTTTTTTCGGTTCTAAAATATCAAACTATAAAGAATTAGCAGCTTTATACACATTAATAGAAAATATTAATTCATCTTCTATTTCTAACCCTACACAATTAGTAGATAATAAAGTTACTTTGTTAGAACATTTAACTAAAAAAGAAGTTAACCAAGATTCAAAACAAACGGTACTAAAAGAATTCTCAAAATATGATAATGATGTAAGAACTCTTACATATAGAGTATTATTAGAGAAATTTAATGATAAATATGATGTTTTAACAACATCCCAAAAACAAATACTTAAAGAATATATTAATTCCGTGGATTCAACCCCAGATTTAAGAAATTTTTATAATATAAAAATCAATGAATTAAAAAATATTTTATCTAAAGAAACAAAAAATATTAAAGATAAAGCAACTAAAATCAAAATTACCGAAGTAACTAAATTTTTAACTGAGTTAAAGAAAACAGATAAAGTTGGGGATAATAATTTAGTTGATTTGTTACGTTATTACCAATTAGTAAACGAAATACAAATAGCAAATGGCATATAAGTATAAACTTAAAGAGATAGAGGTAGGTGATACTAAGGTTACTGGAGGTGTAAAGTCTGTAGTTACGGACATAGATCCTGAAACCGGTGCTATAACTTGGTCTGTTGACTATATTCCTAATATAGATAAATTAGTTGAAGATGCAATGGAATTAGCTAAAACTGCAAGAGGTGTATATCAAAAAGCTAAAGATGATAAAAAATTCTTAGACATATACGAACAGGCAAAACAATTAAGAAATGTAATTCGTACCCATGTTAGAAATAACTATCCAGAAGATTATAAAAAAGCAATTAGGGAAGAAGAAGTAGATGAAGCATCTATGTCAGGCGCAGCTGGTGCTTATAATACACCATATGCTTTTGTAAGAAAAAAATTGCAACCTGGGAAAAAGAAAAAAAAGAAAAAATCTAAATATAAAATGAAAATGCCATCTGGTGTAGTAAGTTCTTTAGGGTATAC